TTCGCCATCTTGCATCATTTCAAAGTCAACACGGTCAGGCTTGACACCGATACGAGGTGTAGCAGTTAATAGACCTAATTGAATTTCTGCACGTGCTGCTGATGTGTTGTATTCTTGCATTGGAATTACTGATTCAGCAATACTCATACCATAGAAGTTACCTGGTAGTGGCTTTGGACACATGTTAGCAACAGGAATAAACTCTACTTCTCTTGCTGAAATGATGTATGAACCTGAGTAGATTAATTCTACAAGTTCTAATTCACCATCACCGTCAATGTCATACTTGTTCCAAACAGTAACAATAGAAACTTGTTTGCTATCTGGGTCAGCACTACTTGCTGAACTAACAGGAATACCCATAACAGGTACTGAGTCACGTGCGTGAATAGCTAAGTTGTTTAGTACTGAACCTGCTTGATAAGCACCGTTCATGTTATATTCTGCGTGAGTTCTAAACTCGTCCAAGTTAATATCTGGATACAAATCCATTGCTTCTTGGATTGTCATTGGATCATAATAACCGCAGAATGGTTGATCCTTCATCTCAGGTACTGTAGGGTCACAGATCCAGTAGTGTTGAGCAATGGGGTGGAACTTGATGTTTATGCCGTACCCGGTCAACTTATACTTTGCTGCGTAAATTGAATTACGTTTGATTGCTTCTCTGACCAATTCATCTTGGTTCATTGCAAGTTCTCCAACTTGAGTTTCGCTTGCTTCAAAAGCTGCATCTGGGCGATTTACAAATTCTTCGTCAGATTCTTCTTTAAAACTATTGATATAATCATTTACAATACTTTCAGCGGAATGTTCTTTCAACATTGTTCCACCTACTTTGATTTCTTTGACTGCACGATCCATATCAACGGAAACTCGTCTACGTGTTTGACGTAATGCAGTTAATCCACCTTCAGCAGCTTGTTGTTCAAATGCTTTAAGTTGTTCTAATGTACCTTGAGTTTCAACATAACGAGTGATTTGTTCACGAACTGGTTTAATCATCATCATGCCGTTTTTGTGCATGTTTGCGTCCATGATCCAACGCTCTAAAATAAAGTGAGGATCATTCATTTGATTGACGACTTTACTGACCATGTCAGTAGCTTGTCTAGCTGCTTCTTCGTCATCTTCTGTATCTGCTACAAACTCAAAGTTAATCTCGCCATTGGGCATTAAACCCTTAGCAATAACAGCAGTAGCGTAATCAACTACAGGCTTGACAGAAGGGTGGATATAGTCAATACCATTAACAGGAGCTGTACTGTCAGTGACAGCAAGACACAAATAATGATAGTCACTAGCCCTGTTAACTGCATTCTTAGTTCCTAAATAGCGAAGATATGAAGCCATCTTCACATCCATCAAATTCTTCATCCTTACGAAACGTTCGTTAATTTTACGATTTTGATTGATGTTCTCGACAGGAATATTTTTAATATCTAGCATGTTTTATTGCCCTTTTAATCTACTATTTAGTCTCGGTAGATTTGTCGGTTTCTGTCTCGCTATCAGTTTCTTCTTTGATATCTTTGTTTTCTTCAGTTTTGTCTTTCTTTCCGAAAGTTCTTGACCATGCATCTGCAAATTGTTCTTGACCAACTTCAAACGGCCTAGCGCGGCTACCTTTTCCCATAACATTCTCCTTTTATTCATTAGGGTTATAACTTTTCTTCCATGCAGGACGATTTGACATGTCCCTCTGTATATATCTATCTCGTTGTGCTCTCATTCTTTCTGATGGAGTTCTATTGTCCCATGGTTCAGCAATACCTTGCAAACAAGCAAGAATACCATAACGACAGCTATCAACACAGTCATCTGGATCACTGAATCTGCCTTTTTCGTCAACAAAGTAGTTTTGTGCTTCACTTAAAAAGTGAGTGCAGTTCTCGTTAATCATTAATGAACCAACTTCAAGCATCTGACGCATTTGGTTAATACCATATGCTTTGTGATTTGTAACTCTACCCTGACTATCAGGTGGGTTCATTATCGCTTTCTCATAAACATTGAGTTCATAACTTTCAAACAACTCACGGATGGAGTTGGAGGACATAGTATAACGACCTGCAGTTGATGCGTCCGCTGGCAAGACAATAGGGGTTCCATAAACCTCGGGTCTAAGTAGATGGTTAATGTATTGCGTAGGAACAGCCTCTTCCACGCCCTGGACAACAATTTGACGGTGTAAGTAAGCTGTTTTTTCATGTGGTTCCCAGTATATTAAACTAATAACAGTTTTGTCGTTTACCAAACCCAAGTCAAGCGAAATAACACGATGTATGTTTGGCATTCTAGTGAAGTCAATTTCACCAGTCTTATAGGTAGGCCAGGAGTTAAGTTGGAACACAGCTCCCTTACCCATAACCGGTTTACCAGCAATACGTGCTTCACGTTCGTGTGGTAAGTAATCTTTCTCAAGTTGTCTACGAGTACTTGCTAATAGAAATGGTTGACCCCATGGATCATATTCAGGTACATCATCCCATGACACACGAATATACTCATAACCTTCTTCTTTGTTCCAGAACTTTGATACAAGTCCGTTCAATCCTTTAAGCGGCGTGAAAGAACATAATACTTTACCTTGTGTCGTAGCAGTACGAGTAACAATTTCTGAGAAGAAATCATCTGGTGGTTGTTCGTCGAATACAGCTAGGTTCAGTTTGAAACCCTGTAGTTGTCGTACTTCTTGTGTGTAGTTGGCGAATAGCAAATAACTCTTTGCTCCTGACACGTGTTTAATTTCCACGCCGATACAGTTTGCACCGTCGTTACGCATAGTATCAACAACAATACAATCTCGTGGAATCGCACCTGTACCTATATTCTCTTGAATCTTAATATCTTGTGTGCCTAGTAGTTCTTGTTGAAGTACTAAAGCAACCTGTGACCATCCCTCACCTGCAACCATGCAAGTAATGGGCTTGTCAAATCTATATCCGTTCCACCATTCAGGATATCTACCTGTTAAATGGCAAGCAGTCTCAAAACAAGTTGAAACTGTCTTACCAATACGGTTTGCAGCAAGAATGCCTCTACGTTCACTGTTACCAGTTGCAAAGAATCTAAGTTGATGTTCAAATGGTCTGAAATACTTTAATTGATTGTATTTCATATCATCGGCAATATCAATTGCCAAGTCCTGAAGTTGATTCTTCAATGGACCTGGAATTGTTAGTAAACTTTCAACAGTTAGATTGTTTTTATCAACTGCGTAACGAATCGCACGAGCCATTAAAGTCTCTGTGCCAATCATTTATTTTCCTTCAACTGGAAAGTGCTGGCTTATAATACTTAAGTAGTATAAACCGTGAGACAAATCGTGAATCTCACTTGCAGTACAATCCCATGTTTCTGGGTTAGCCATGTCAGTAGGCTTCTTTGTTAGAATAGCTTGCAATCGTTCTGCTGTTAAACGCATACAATGTTCAACTTGACCTGGGAACTTTTCTTTGAAAGCCTCACGATGAACTTTGTTAACTTTCTGAAGAATAATGGTATCTTGTACCATTTGTTCTTCTTTCATTTTAACCGCACGATTGATTTCCAATGTGCGTGGTTCACCATTAGTTTTTAATGGTAATTTACGTTCAGTCATTATTTCAAGTCCCAAACGTTATTCAATACTGAGTCATCAACACTTAAGAAGTCGCGGTCAATCCATACTTCCCATTGATTTGATTTGTTAACTTTCTTAGTTTGCATCAAAGCACGTAGACGTTTACCCTGTGGTGTCAATGTACCATCTTCACGCATAACAACTTGTTCACCGGTACGTGGATCAACCCACTTGATGATTTCAGGTACGACTTTACCATACTTGTTAATCTTTTCACCATGGGGAATCTGTTCCAATGGACCTTGAATCTCATATGAAATCATACCATTGTCATACTTGCGAAAGACCATGTGTACTTTCTTGTCTTGTGCTCTCATCGCATCTTCTGGATGAGGGATAGTTGGACAGTAGAAACTGTTTTGTAATTTTGAACGAGGAGGCAATGACTTGTCACGTTCTGGCTTTGGTTTAAGTTCTTCAACTGGAACTAGTTCTGTTTTGTCAATGTATGGGTTGTTGTCA